GACTGATGCTGGTTACATACCTAGAACTATAAAACTAGGTGATGTACAAGTAGGTTATGATTCCTTTGAACCATTTAACCAGATTATGGCTATGGTAGCTGACATAGGTGACGCTAGTTTACTCATGGGTGAAGAATGGACTAAAGATAACCTAGGAAAAGTAGCATTATTACTTGCTCAGGGTGTAACAAGTAAGTCTTATCTTGCTGGATTACAGTCATTTGTAGATTTATTTGGTGCAAAACCCGGACAAGGTGCAAGAATAGGTGGTAACTTACTTAATAATGTAGTGCCTTTAGGAGGTCTACGTAACGATTTAGGTAAATTATTTTCACCTTATACACGAGAACTTAGCTCAGGTATTGTAGATTCTATCCGCAACAGAAACCTAGCTACTGAAAATATAGCTTTTGACGGTGGTTTACCAGTTAAGTATGACATACTAAGTGGTAATCCTGTTAAACCTTATGATTTTATGACTCGAGCATTTAACATGTTTAGTCCTGTATCATTCGATTTGACATCAAGTCCCGGCAGAACTATGTTATTTAACAGTGGTTACGATATGAGATTATCAGTTATGTATTCCCCCGAAGGTGATAATCTAACAGATGAACCAAGAATAAGATCTGCATTTCAGAAAGCTATCGGCGATCAGAAAATAGAAGTACAGCTAAACAGGCTTGCTAAAGATCCTAAAGTTCAAGAATCTATACAACAAATGATGAAAGACATAGCATCAGGTCAACGTAGTGAGTTTGAAGTTATGGACTATTATCATAATAAAGCAATAGATCGTATCTTCCAAAAAGCTAGAAAAATAGGCTGGAATACTGTTAAACAGGATCCTGATATACAAGCTCTTAAACTTGAAGAAAGGAAGAAGAAAGTAAAGCGAATCCAGAAATCACAACAAACTGGTGGTCCAATACCCAACATAACAAAAATTTATAAATAATGTCACAACAATCTTTTTTGCAACAAGCAGGGACAGGATCTGACATCAACTTTACTATTGATACTTTTTCAGCAGATGAAATAGAGGTATATGTCGATGGGATCCTAAAAACTGCTACCACTCATTATAATATAAATCCTTACAACTCTAATTCTCAAAGCACTATAGCTTGGACTAGCGGTAATGCACCAACTAGCTCTAATACAGTTCGTATTGTAAGAAAAACAAATATATTAAATCAAGGTAATACTTCTGTAGAAGGTAGAGCTACATATGCAGCTGGATCTTCAGTTAAGGCAGATGACCTAAATAATAATCAAAAACAAGTTCTTAGAGCAATACAAGAACGACAAGATCAAAAAATACAAAGATATGATCTAGAAGATAATGAAGTAGTACGATCTAAAATTGCAGCTGATGCGATTGATGGTACAAAAATAGCTGACGATTCTATCGACTCTGAACATATAGCAGCTGATTCTATAGATACAGAACACTATGCAGCAAATTCAGTAGACGCTACAGCTATCGGCTCAAACGCAGTTACAACAGTCAAAATATTAAATGACAATGTAACTATGGATAAATTAGGTAGCGGTGCATTACCTACAGATATAACAGTTAATACTGACAACCTAGTTAACGGAACAATTCAAACAGTTGATATAGGTGCGGACCAAATAACTAACGCACTTATAGCTGACAACCAAATAGATTCTGAACATTATGTAGATGGATCAATAGATACGCAGCACATAGGTAATCAGCAAGTTACAGGTGCTAAAATAGAAAACAATACTATTACTGATAGCCAGATTGCTGTTGGCACATTAGATAATAGATACTACACAGAGTCTGAGTTAAATGCTGGACAACTAGATACTAGATATTACACAGAAACTGAACTTGATGGTGGAGCTATTGATAGTAGATATTACACAGAAACTGAATTAAATAATGGTGCTCTTGATGGTAGATACTACACAGAAGCTGAACTTAATCCTTCAGCTAGTCTTAGTAATAACGTATTAGATGCCAGATATTTTACAGAAACTGAACTGACTAATGGAGCATTAGACGGAAGATATTTTACGGAAACTGAAGCTGAAGCTGCATTTCTTAGACAAGACTCTAGTGAAACTATAGCTAGTGGAGTTACATGGTCAAGCACTGATGACAAGGTAGCTACTACTGCTGCTATTGACTTACGTGTTATTGAGCTTGTTGATGACGTAGGTGGATTTGTACCTATAGCAAATGAAACAAGTTTTCCTACAACTAACCCTGATATAAACACTAGCGGTTCTGCAAAAGGTGGTACTATAGTTTCAGTAATAGCAGCTTCAACAGACTTAACTGCACAATCTGGAACAACTCTAACTATTGCAGATGGTAGAGGAACTGGTAACGCAGTTATTATTACAGGTGTATCTGCAACCATACCTTCGGGCTTTGGATTCTTGGTAGAGACAACTGCTACAGATCATACATACGCATTTCATAGACTTGTACCAAAAGCAACTGAAGTATCTACTGTAGCTGCAAACGCTGTAAACATAGCATCAGCTGGAGCTAACATAACAAGTATAGATAATTTTGCTGATAGATACCAGATTAGTAATAACGCACCTACAGCTAGACCTGACAGTGGTTCACTACAAAATGGTGACTTATGGTTCGATAGCTCATCTAACAAAGTTATGATGGTCTATGACGGCAGTTCTGGTGATGGATTTAGTCCTATAACACCTAACCAGTCCGACTTAACAAACATAAATATAGTTGCTGGGCAAATAACATTTACAGAAGATTTAGGTCTTATAACTAACGCAGTTAATACAGGATCTGGTAATAACTCAGTAAACACGGTTGCAACTGATATAACAAATGTAAACACGGTTGCAGGTTCAATATCTAACGTAAACGCTGTAGCTGGTAATGCAACTAATATTAACGCTGTAGCTGCGGACGCTACTGATATTGGAGCTGTAGCTGGTAAGGCAACAGAGATAGGAAGATTAGGTACTGCTGATGCAGTGGCTGACCTAGCAATACTAGGGACTAATGCTATTGTGTCTGATATGGATACACTAGCCGATATATCAAGTAATATAACTACAGTTGCTGGTATAGCCTCCAATGTAACTACAGTAGCTGGTAATAATTCTAACGTAAGTACAGTAGCTGGTGTATCATCAAATGTAACTTCAGTCGCTAACTCTATTGCAAATGTTAATACTACCGCTGGCTCAATAGCAAACGTAAATACTACAGCTGGCTCTATAAGCAATGTTAATACTGTTGGTGCTGCAATAGCTAACGTAAACACAACTGCAAGTAACATTGCAAACGTAAATAACTTTGCTGCTACATATCAAATAGCGTCCTCTGACCCATCAACAGATGGTGCTGGTAACGCTTTAGCTGCTGGTGACTTGTATTTTAATACATCTTCTAACGAGCTAAGAGTACACAACGGATCTGCATTCCAAGGTGGTGTAACAGCTACTGGTAACTTAGCTGGTCTAGGTGCTAACACATTCACTGGTACACAGACACTTCAAGCTGGTTTAGCTGTAACAGGTAATATTACAGTATCAGGAACTGTAGATGGTGTGGACGTAGCTGCATTTAAAACTTCATTTGACAATTTAAATACAGATCTAGTAAATGACACTACTCCACAACTAGGTGGTGCTTTAGATGGTCAGAATAACAATTTATCAAACATAGGAACGATAGACGGATCAAATTTACAACTCGACTTCGGAACAATTTAAATGGCGAAATTATTAAAATTAAGACGAGGAAACACCTCGCAACATGGTAGCTTTACCGGAGCCGAGGGTGAAGTTACTGTAGATACAGACAAAGATACTCTTGTCGTACATGACGGCTCAACTCAAAGTGGTTTTCCATTGCTTAGAGCAGAAGGGGGAGCCCAGAATATTAGTACATCAGGAACTTTAGCGTCAGGTAATCAGACTGTTACAGGTAATATTACTGTATCAGGAACAGTTGACGGTGTAGATGTAGCTCAACTTAAAACAGATTTTGACGCTGGAGCAGATAATATAAATGAAGGTGATAGCAAAGTTGAAGTTGTAGATGCTGGTACTGGCTATGTAACAACTGTAGTTGATGGCACTGAACAAATCAGAACTATTCCTAACCAAACAACTATTAAAACGTTAAGAGTTGGTGAAAACTGGACTATGGCTGATGGTACAGGAAATGGTTTATTTTTAAATACCAGTAATAATAATGACAGTATTACAGGTACTGCTAGTAATGGTTTAGAAATACGTTCTGCTAGTATTGAATTAAAACAAGCTGGATCTCCTAATAATCACTACGCTGTTTTCAGTAATAATGGCTGTGATTTGCGTGTTGCAAATGCTCAAAAACTAGTTGTTAACTCATCTGGTACAGCTATAACTGGCAACCTAGATGTTAGTTCTGGTGTTGACGTAACAGGAGATATTACAGTTACAGGAACAGTTGATGGTGTAGACGTTGCTGCTCTAAATACCACTGTTGGAAACTTAGGAGTTTCTGGTGGTGCTATAGCTAGTTCTACAACTGCAACAACTCAGTCTCAAGGTGACAACAGTACAAAGGTTGCTACAACTGCGTACACAGATACAGCAGTATCTAACTTGGTAGATTCGTCCCCCGGTGCTTTAAATACTCTTAATGAGTTAGCAGCGGCTATAAATGATGACGCTAGTTTTTCTACAACTGTAACCAACAACATTGCTACCAAAATGCCTTTGGCTGGTGGTGAGTTTACAGGTAACATAACTTGTGAAAACATAACACCAGACGGAGATAGTAGCAGAAACTTAGGTGCAAACTCTACAAGATTTGCAAACGTATATGCTGACAACCTTTACGGAGGTGGAACAAATATTACTGGCATACCAGCAGCAAACTTAACTGGAACAGCAGCAGCTATTAATGGTTCAAATATTACCAACTTAAGTGCTGCAAATTTAACAGGTACATTACCAGCTATTGATGGTTCAAACCTAACTGGTATTACATCATTTGTGAGTGGAATGATAATTATGTACAATAGTGCAACTGCTCCATCTGGTTGGTACTTGTGTGATGGTAATAATGGCACTCCTGATCTAAGAGATAGATTTATTGTTGGTGCTGGTAACGCTTATTCTCAGGGAGCTACAGGTGGTTCTAACACAGCAACCGATACAGTTAGCATTTCTGGTTCTGATACTGTTAATATTTCTATCTCAGGAACTACTTCAACTCAAGATGCTAATAGAACGTTTGGTTTTGCGCAAAGTGGAAGTCATACAACTCCAAGTCACTCACATACTTTTAGTGGTTCGGATTCAGATACAGTAAATATATCTGGTTCTGATACTGTTAGTATTGATACTAGATCACCTTACTATGCACTTACATTCATTATGAAAGCTTAGTGGAAGTACCCACCATAGTATTACCAGACGCAATACAGATAGAAACAGTTGAAATACCTTTACCTACAGCTGACGTACCTTATTATATTCCTATGGTTGTTCCACCCAGCGACCTTAGAGATCAAGAAGCTAAACCCGTCAAGACTGAAGAAAAAGTTGAACCACCTACCCTAAAAATACCGTTTATTAAACAGCCAGTACCTCAACCTTCTACTGAAGTTATCGTAGTGGCAGCTACAACGGCGATTACAGCTGTAGCAGCGACAACGCTTACACAGCCTATAATCGAATGGATACGTAAAAAAATCCAAAAATTCCTACAAGATAAAATCACCACATGGAGAAAAAACCTGACGAACAAAAAGGACTCTTCAAACGAATCAAAGAAGGAATAGACGATCATGAAGAGCAGATGGTGGTACTGGGGGCGATGGTTCGTCTTGGTGTCGTTATCTGGTCTGGGTTTATCATAACCCTAAATTATGTCGAACTACCCATGGTTAAAAAGAGTCCCGGTGGGGATATAACATTCCCAGCTTCAATATTTACTGGAGCACTCGCCACTTTTGGCTTGTCCACTGGCAATGGTAAAAAAGAAACAAAAGAAAAACCAAAGACATGACTAAATGGATAATACTCTTAGCACTGTTGTCCCCCGCAGCCGCAAGAGCGAACACTGTCACGCCCCAGTTTACAACAGGGTCGATGCAGTCAACAACGACAACAAACCAAGTAATAACAGAAACGGTGGAGCACGACATCAAAGGTGCAGCCGTAACAACTTACAGTGGTACAAACATAACAGTTGGCGGTACTGGTGGAATAGGTTCAGACAGTGCAACCTACACACCAACAACCAACGCAGCAGACTGGGATTTACAGATCACAACCAGAGAAGCTGGAACGATAGAAACAATCTCAATAGAAAGAGAAATCGAAACAGACAGTACCACTACATCTTACTCTATCTTCTCTCAATAACTGCACCAGCATTTGCAGAAGGAGAAACACATAATAATAGTAATCCTGTAGCAGCAGCTACGGGTAATGTAACTAATCAGGCTGTACAGTTTCAAAACAATGGAGCTCAGAGTCGTCAATATTTTGGTCCTAATATAAGTTGTAATGGCAGTACAATGACATTCCAACCTTTCTATATGGGTAATCATACCAAACCATTTGACGAGCTAATGCAGCCTAGTAGTTATACAATAGCTGAGAACTGGGGATTCCAGATTAATTTTATGGTTCCGCTAGATAAGTCAGGCTATAAACAATGCAAAGATATAGCAAAACGCTATGAAGAAAAAATGCGGCTTGAGTATGAACTTACAAGAGCCCATAAGTGTGCAGACTTACAAAAGAAAGGCTTTCAGATACGACCAAATACAGATATGTATGTACTGTGTCAGGATATAGTACCGATAGTCAAAGTCAAGCCACCTAAAAAAGAAAAGAAATTTAAATTATTCTAATGAGTTCACTAACACTACAATGGGAAGCCGAAGAAAAGGCTAAGAAAGCAAAAGCTGCTAAGAAAAAGAAAGCAGCTGCCAAGAAAACTACTACCACCGAATCAGAATGATTACAGTAATTAAACCAATAGTATTTGCATTTGCAAAATCAAAAGCAGTAAAAGAGCTTGTAGTAAAACTACTAGAAGCTTATGCTAAAACCACCGATAACACAGTAGATGACAAGCTAGTCGAGCTAGTCAAGAAAAACCTATTACCAGAATAATGGCAAAATCCGGTGCATCTAAGGGTGCTAAAAAAATCAACGCTTTTAATGATGGCGTTTTAGATGGAGTAAACGTAGCTCTAAACCAAGGTCCAGTTAGTAACGTAAAAGTTTATGACGATCTACCCGGCGGTGAAAAAAGAGTCTTACCTGACCTTGGAGCTGGTAGAATAGGTAATGTTAGACCAAAGAAAGGCAAAGTCTAATGGATGAACTAAAGAAACTACCTAGAAAAGCAACAGAAGAAAGTTTTAATGAGCTACACTATCTTGTTACACAAGACTTTTTGCATAGAATAAAAAGTGGAGAAGCTACAACACAAGATTTAAAAGCAGCATGTGATTGGCTAAAGACAAACGACATTACTGGCGTTGCCTACGAAGGTAGTCCTTTAGACAAGCTAAACAAACTTTTACCTACAGTTGATCCATCTCTTGTAAAGAGGAAAGTATATGGCAAGCAAAACTTCTAAGTATTACAAGAAGAATCCGAAGGCTGCCGCTAAAAGGCGTAAGCAGCAACGAAAATACAACAAAACTAAAAAAGGGTTAGCAATTAGAGTCAATGCAAACAAACTTAATCGAAAACTTGGTACATATGGAAACCGTGACGGGTTGGATGCCGCCCATTATAAGGGTAGTAAAACCCGTGGCAGAAGGCAAAAACCATCAATCAATCGACGTAGCAGACTCAAAATTAAAAAATGACCCCATTACTACCAAACCCTGATTACTATTTACACAACTTAAT